TCAGCACGAGCGTCTGCACAACCGGAAGGCCAAGGAAGCGAGGCAGGCCACCGTTCGCCAGGTCGCCAGCCATGTTGCCACCGGCAGCCATTTGCAGCCGCTCGATGGAAGCGTGATAGCCAGCCGGCGAGATGTACCATGCCGCACCACCGAGAGCGTAGCGAGGCAGAGCGCCAAGGGCCTTGGAGAAGTCAGCCAAATCAAGTTCGGCGAACGACGTGTTGCCGCTCGCGGCGTCGACAACGCTGGCAGTGTGAGTGCCGTCGTTGATCTTCGTCACGATGCCCTGCACGCCACCGTAGGTGCTGGTGCCGTCGCCGTTAAAGGCCGCTTCGTCGCCCTTCTTGGCAAGCTCAAGACTGAACTCCTGCACAAGCCAGTCAGCCACCGACACGATGCTGTCGGCCAGCAGCTCGTTGGCAACGCGGGTTCCGACGGCCAGTTTCTTGGCAACGAGTTGCACCTGCGTGCCAGTGGGATCGCTGGTCGTAATCTCGCTGTTCTCGCCAACCCAGTAGCCGGTCACGCCCGTGAGACGCTTAGGCACAAGAAGGGTGTCCGAAGACATCGGAACGTTCTGCATGGCGGTAGGGGCCACGCCGTAGGTTTCGACATTGCGGATGATCGCGGCCGACATCTCTTCAGGCACGGCAAAGCCGCCGGCACCCATCGTGCTTTCGCCCATCGCACGGCTTTCAACGCCGTGATCCAAGCACCAACGCTTCGCGTCCTGGTCGCCAAGGAACGTGCCGGCAAGCCACTTGCCGCAGCGGTAGGCAGCCTCGACGCTGGCGAAGGCCCGCAGCTTGCGGCTGTAGTGGATAGGCTCGATGCGAGCAACCTCGCGGGTTTCGGCTTCCACTTCGGCTGGCGTGCAGCGGTCGACCACAGAGCGAAGGTTTGCCGAACTGGCGGCCACCTTCTGCTCAAACGTGATGTCGGTGGCAACCTTCTCGGCTCGCTTCACGAGGCCGTCAAGTTCCATGTCGCGGGCGGCAATGTCGCCTTCGCTATCAGACTCGATAGCGCGAACGGCGTCGATGCGGTCGGCCAGTTCGGCGGCCTCGTCTTGCAGCTTCTTCAGCTTGTCCATGTCTCATCTCCTGGAGTTGCGGCGACATGCCGCGTGGTCGATGAGATGCAGACTATGGCTTAGGCTCGCCGGCCTTCCAGAGTCGGACGCTAGTCGTTGTTGTTTTCACAAACAAACTGCCACGAGTGCCGCACTTTGGGCATCGGACGTAACGCTGTTGAGACGAACCGATAGACCGGCTCGAACGAGTTACCATCTGCGTGCCGCACTTGCATCGTGGCCTATCTGACATTCCGCAGCCTCAGTGCCATTGCCGCCGCGGCATCACTCACCAGCGAGCGGATGCGACGCATGGGCGTTTCTTCCTCTGTCTGCCCAGCCAGCCATGCCTCGTAAGAACGCATGGCAACGCTCGCCGAACTTGCTGGGTACGCTGGCGTGACTACTGGGCCAACGTCATACAACCCGCTTACCTCGCGGATCTGGCGAATCGCCTTGCCGTCTTCAGCGGTGCGGAAGGATTCGCCAGCCTTGCCAACAGTGAAGGCGAACGACGAACCAGACACGTCGCGACGGGCGATCAGTTCCATGATGTCGGATCGGCTGGCCGGCGGCGTCACGACGTACCGCAGCCCCTTTTCGTCGCTTGAAAGTTCCAGCGTCCCGCTCGAAGTACGGCCCAAAACGATATTGCTGTCGTGGTTGAACAGCGCCACCACGTCGGCCTTGCCTCGCTGACGGTTTAGAATCTTGTCGAATGCACCCGGCAGAATCTCTTCGCGAAAGCCGCCGAGATCCAAACTCAGCCGGTTGTACACGGCTGCGTAGCCGATGATGGCCGCCTGGCCGTTGCCGCGATCCTCAACGATAAGCTCGTCCTGCTCGACAAGCTCCATGTCTCTGCGTTCGATTTCCATGCTTGCACTCCTGTTGGATTCCGAGATGTTCAGTGCCGTCAGTTGATCCAATGCGTCGGCCTCGCTGGCGTGGCAGCCTTCAATGGTGCCGTCTGCGTCTTTAATCACCGCCCACGGTCGCGACGCTGGGCATTCTCCTGATTGCTCGACGTGCCACGGCATCAGGCAATCCCCTCATCTTGTGCCGGCGAAACGTCAGCCGGTGCCACTTCTGGCTGCGGCTCTTCCTGCTGCTGCGGCTCGTCTTCGACGCTGGCAAGCGTCTGCATGTTCATCTGGATATAGTGCTGGTCGCCGTTCTCAATCGGGTTCATGTTCTCCAGCTCGCGGATCTCATTCACCGACATCCAGCCGTTTTGCAGTGCAGAAACGTAGTAAGCCGCACGGCTTGCGTGGTCGCCTCGAAGTAGGCCGCTGACGCTGTGCTCGGCGAAGTA